ATTCATATCCACAGCGGTGGGTATTTTTAGGTATTAACTAAAGTTAATGGGTTGTACATAGGTTAAGGGTGTGGTATATAGGGGTATGAGTGATAAAGCGTGGAAACAAAGGGAAAGACAGGTAGCAAATTTTTTTGGAGGAAAAAGAACGCCATTAAGTGGTGGGAATAGTGGTATTACAAGAGCGGATGTAATACACGACAAATTATTTATAGAATGTAAGTTACGCAAAAAACACACAGCAATTACCCTTTGGGATGACACAAATGAAATGGCAAAGAAGGAGAACAAAACTCCTGTCATTGCATTATGTGAAAAGGGCAGGGCAGGGTTTTGGGTAATGGTGCATAGTGATGATCTTGATAAGGTATGATAGAATGGATAGCAAGTTTAACAGCAATAGTATCAATTTGGTTATATGGTAATGGGTGGAAATATTCTGGATATTTTGGTTTGGTTAGTCAATTTTTTTGGTGGTGGTTTTCATTTATATATGATTTAACATCTATGTATGTATTATGTGGATTTATGACAGCTACGCATATTAGAAATATAATAAGGATGAAAAATGCAAATAAATAAATGGATAATTGGATTAATAACAATAGAAATAATTTTACATTTATGTGAAATAGGTTTTGATTTTTAATGGATAATTTAGCTAGAGCAGTAAAAATTGCAAAAGAATTGCAATATCGTCAAGAAACAAATCAAATGGAATTGTACAAACCATATGATTACCAAATAAAATTTCATAATAGTAATGCAACGCAACGATTGTTAATGGCAGGTAACAGAGTAGGTAAATCGTTTTGTGGTGCTATGGAAATGGCATTTCATTGTACAGGATTATATCCAGAGTGGTGGACAGGTAGAAAATTTAATAGACCTGTAAGATGTTGGGCAGGAGGAGTGTCTAATGAAACAACACGAGATGTATGTCAAAAAGAATTAGTAGGTCAGCCAGACGATCCTAGTGCAAGAGGTAAAGGTAGCATTCCATTAAATTTAATAGGTGATACTGTAAGAAAAGCAGGTGTACCTAATGCATTAAACTCATTAGTCGTAAAACATAAAACAGGAGGATATTCTCGTATTGGTTTTAAAGCGTATGAAATGGGTAAAGAAAAATGGATGGGTGAATCATTAGATGTTATTTGGTTAGATGAAGAACCGCCACAAAGTATATATTCACAAGCATTAACTCGTACTGCGGATAAAGGGGGTATTGTGTATATGACATTTACACCAGAGCAAGGTATGACAGAAACAGTTGCACAGTTTGTCAATAATTTAAAAGATAGTCAAGATCTTATACAGGCAACTTGGGATGATGCACCTCATATGACAAAAAGTGTAAGAGATCAAATTTTACAGGCATTACCACCACACGAAAGAAAAATGAGAGAAAAAGGAATACCACAATTAGGTTCTGGGTTAGTATTTCCTGTAGCTGAAGAAGATATAGTTTGTGATCCTTTTGATATACCAGATTATTATCCACGAATATGCGGAATAGATTTTGGTTGGGATCACCCAACAGCGTGTGCGTGGTTAGCGTGGGATAGAGATAGTGATATAGTTTATGTGTATGATAGTTATAGTATGCGACAAGAAACTGTACCTGTTCACGCATCAGCAATAAAATCAAGAAACAGATGGATTCCTGTTATATATCCTATGGATGGCAGACAAGCGGATAAAGGTAGTGGTAAAAGTTTAGCAATGCAATATAGAGAAGAAGGGGTTAATTTATTAAAAGAACATTTTACAAATCCACCGCAACAAGGAATGAAAGAAGGTACAGGCGGTATAAGTGTAGAAGCAGGAGTAATGGAAATGTTAACAAGATTTCAAACAAAAAGGTTGAAAATTTTTAAAAACCAGAATAAACTTATGGAAGAAATTAGAATGTATCATAGAAAGGATGGTAAAATTATCCCTATGAATGATGATGTTATTTCAGCAATGCGATACGGAGTAATGTCATTACGCAAAGCTAGGGTTAAAAATACCGAACCGATCCAGATAGAATCTGATTCTGAATTTAATCTTTTTTAAGGAGAAAAAAATATGTATAAAACTAAATCTAAAATGATGAAAAAAATGAAAAAAAAAGGAAAAGGTAAGAAATAATGGCATACGGAAAACCAAAAATGCTTACTAAAAAACAAAAAACTTTACCAAAAAAGTTACAAGCAAAAATTGTAAAATCAAAAAAAAGGAAAAAATAATGGGAAAAGGAATGAAACATTATTTTAGAAATGGTAAAGAGCATAAAGGAGCGACTCATAAAATGCCCAATGGCACATTACATTCTAATAAAACACATACAAAAACAAGTAAACCTCTTTATCATTTTAAAGAACTTTCTAAAACAGCACAAAAAATAGCGAGGGGATAATGACAAAACGAGGTTTATACGCAAATATTAATCGTAGAAAAAAATTAGGTATATCACGACCTAAATCTAAATCTACAATAACAAAGAAAGCATATGCTAATATGAAGGCAGGTTTTCCAAAAAAAAAGAAGAAAGGGTAAGTTATGGGTTTTTTTTCAGCACCTAGACGATCTGCCCCTCCTCCACCACCTCCACCACCGCCACCACCAGAGCCAGAAAAAAAAGATGATAGCAAGGCAAAGCGTAGAGTAAGAGGTGCAGGATATGGGCAAGGAGGTTTGTTAACTTCAGAAGATCAAGCTAAAGTTGCTAAAACTATTCTTGGCGGAGGATGATTATTGCACGAACTGATTTAGCGTCAAAAGAACCAACGCTAAAATTTGTTACACCAAGAGCAATGATTCAAGGAGTAGATGATCAATATTCACATATAGGATATTATCAAAACGACAAAATTGTAGGAGGTGTAATATTTTCTCATTATGATGGACATAACATTTGGATGCATTTAGCATTGGATAATCCTAGAGCAATGAGAAGAAGTTATGCTAAACAAGTATTTGAGTATTGCTTTTATACTTGTAAATGTGTTAGAATAACTGCAATGACAAAACCAAACAATGCTAGATGCATAAAATTAATTGAATCAGCAGGGTTTAAAAAAGAAGGTAGAATTAGAAAAGTGATAAAAGAAAACTTGCAATATTCAGATGGTTTGATATATGGATTGTTAAGAAAGGAATGTAGGTATCTATAATGGGAGGTGTACCAAGTCCACAAAGAGAAAAAGGAGCACAACGAGTTGGTGGTAAATTTGCTCAATCTATTACACCTCCTCCTGTACAAACAAAAACACCAGAACCAGATAGAGAACAGGTTGGTATGACAGCACAACGAAAAAAAACAGAACAAACAAAAAAACAACAAAAAGCATCATTAACAGGCACTTCGCTTGATGATGGTGGTAAAACAGTATTAGGAGGATAATATGGGCGGAGGAATGAAATCACAACCACAAATGCCACCACCAATGACAGATGTAACAGATAAAACTGCAGAAGAAGAAGCAAGGTTAGCCGCAGAAAAACAAAGAATGTTAGACACAAAGAAA